TCTTAAAGAAAATGGGAATGGTTTTGGTTTAAGTCAAAAATATATTTACATGAAAAACCAAAGCAATCCTTCAATTAATCCTTCAATTAATCCTTCAAACAATCCTTCAATCAATTCTCCAAACAATCCTTCAATCAATTCTCCAAGGATAAAAATATTTATTAACAAATCATCTCCATTATATCAACAACTAATTTCTGACCAACAAAATGGATTGAATACATCTCTTTCTTTCAATGATCCGATTGAAGATTATCCTGAACTTGATAAAGAGGATGAGGAAAGAAGAAAAAAATTCTTCAAAAATCCATATATTTCTTATGGAAACTTTCCTTCTTCTTCTTCTTCCAGCGAAGATTTAAAGTCAAAGAATTTCGAAGTGATTAAAAATTATAACCTAAAATTCAACGATATTGGTGGATATCAAAATGTGAAAAATGAATTAGATCAGTGTGTGGATATTTTAAAGAATTACCAAAAATATGCCAAATATAATGTACGTATTCCCAAAGGTCTTATTTTCGAAGGTCCACCAGGAAATGGAAAGACCCTTTTAGCAAAAGGATTAGCAGGAGAATCCGGGTGTAGTTTTATTTCTGTTTCTGGATCCGATTTCCAAGAAAAATATGTAGGTGTAGGACCCACACGTATCAAAGAACTCTTTGGTTTAGCTAAAAAAAATATTCCTTGTATTATTTTCATTGATGAAATTGATGCCGTTGGTAGAAAACGATCCACAGATGGCGAGAGTTCTTCAAATGAACGCGATAATACATTGAATGCTCTCCTTGTAGAAATGGATGGATTTAAAAACAATACAGGTATTTTTATTGTCGGTGCAACCAATCGTATCGATCTTTTAGACAGTGCATTAATGCGTCCTGGACGTATTGATAAAAAAATTTATATTGGTGTTCCAGATGCAGTCACTAGAGAAGCAATTCTTAATATTCATATTCAAGGTAAACCTTGTGATGAAACAATTATCTTGAAAGATTTAGTGGAAATCACCGAAGGATATTCTGGAGCTCAAATCGAAAACTTATTGAATGAAGCGATGTTAAATGCATTGAGAGAAAATCGAACTGAATTTAATCATCTCGATTTTGATATGGTATTGAATAAAATGCTTGCTGGTTGGCAGCCAAGTGAACATGAATTTACCGAAGACATTATTGATCATATTGCCATTCATGAAATGGGACATGCGATTATTGGTATTCTCTCAAAACATCATTCGAAAATGTCCAAGGTCATTATTAATCTTTCTTCCCCAAAAAGCCCAGGATATACGGTTTTCGAAACTGATGTTTCAAAAATTTATAAAAGGGAAGCACTTTTTGAGCATTTAATGATACTCCTTGCAGGACGAATTGCCGAAGAAGTATTTTACGATGTTTCGGTAACAACTGGAGCGATTAATGATTTTGAAGAAGCACTTAAATTAGCAGAAAAAATGGTGGTTTATTATGGAATGGGAAAAAGTGTGATTTATCCTAGTTTAAGTGATAAATATAAAGAATTAATTGATGATGATGTGGTTCAACTCATTAATGATGCATACAAGTATGCACAAATCATTTTAATGAAAAGTAAAGCGTTGATTAGTGAAACTGCAGAAATTTTAAAAAAGAATAAATTATTGAAAGCAGACATGATTATGGATTTGATCAATCAAGATTATCCTTATTTATTAGATTTACAAATCTTTGAATAATTCTGGAATGAACTACTATGAATGGGAACCATGCCTTTTTTACATAGTTAAAACATAGTTAAAAATAATAATTTATATCATTATTATTTTTAGGATCATAAATTTATACAGTCATAAATTTATACAGTCATACATTATTTACATTAAAACTTAGATATCTAAACTAATAGTATTTCGATCGGATTTCTGTTTACGTTTATTCGTACGCTTGGGTATATTACCAGAAGATTGAAGTTCTTTTAAATCACTAATACTAATTGTACTACTATCATTCATATTTATACTTGGTATTTCAAATGAGGGTTCAAATGAGGGTCGACCCAAATTCACACTTTTTTCATTCGAAAAATTGGGACTAGGTAAAGAATTCGTCTGAGATTGTGATTGAGGTTCCTGAATATTAATGGTCTTTGTTTTCAATCCAGATAAAATATCGGTTATATCACTCGGACCCTTCATTTCTGGTCGAGATCCGGAAGCATTCAGACGTTTCGATCTTTGTGGTGGTTGAACAGGTTCATTAAAACTTGGACCACTCGCATAATTCTCTCGAATATTAATTCCATCATCTACATAAATACTATTTCCCATTCCTGAACGAGATGCATTTAAATCGGGTCTTGATGCATAATTATTATTTCCTGGACGTCCGTTTGGAACGGGAACCGAGTTTGGACCTTGCGTTGACATTGGGGGAGGTGGTCCACGTCCATAAGGAACTTCTGGCTCTGGGTTCATTACTCCTGACATAAATCCAGAAAACCCTGGATTTGTTTGAGCCATCGAATTCACCGCGGCATTTTGAAAAGAACGCATTAAATCTGGATTTTGACGCAGAATATCATCCATTCCAGGCATCGCAGATTTAAACATCGTATTGGTCATATGAACCATCATCGCACTTCCTCCTAATTGAAACATTAATTTTAATTCGGGAGCTAAAGAAGCACGAGATTTATATTTTTCATACAATTCCCCAAAAATATCATCATAGTCTGTAATATTTTCATTAATTTGTTCACTCCATCCATCAAGTTTAATATCAAATGGATCAAAACGATTATTTAAAAATTCAATACCATTAATAACTGCCATCATCATATTTCCTTGAAATTTCATGGAATTCTGTTTTACCTTTTCATCCATAATTGTTTCATATTCTCCTTGCATTTCTTCTAAAGGCGAATCCATCGAATATTTCTTGGAAAGTTCAACTCCTTTTTTTTCTAAAGCCTCCAATTTTCTTAAAAATTTGAATTTCTCTCTCAATAATTCTTCTTTGGACAATTTCGGTTGACTATTGACCCCTTTGTCTGGGTTCAACGGAATATTATTGAATTTTCCATAACCATCCCATGTTTTTGAGTCGGTACTTGTTTCTGCAGTCGACTTTCCTAAAGAAATCCCTTTTCCATCATTTGAACCATTATCAAATCGTACAGAATGTCTTTCTGTATCACTTGATCCTGGTGAAAAAAAATCCGTTTTTGTATGATAAGAAAACGTATCAGTTTCTTCGGCTAAATTGTTTAATTCTTCTTCTAAATTATTCAAATCATCAATATTAATATCATTATTTCCTCTTCCAGAACCTTCTTTCACTTTATCGTTCATTAAAAGTTCAATACCACCCCCAAAATTTGTTGATCTTAAACTACTTGGTTCTCTTTCATTAAAATCAATATTATCATTAAAATCTAAACTAGAAAGTTCAATCATATCTGACATTTGTGAATACTTACTATCTTCATTAGAAGAATTATTTTTAAGTACTACGAATTTATAATTAATAATTTATAAATTATAAATTGTAATTAGATATTTTTGATCTTTGAAAAAAGAGGCATCTCCTATTTTAAATCTTCATCGGTTTAAATAGTGATGCTACTAAAGTTTAATTTTCCAAAACTTGAGGTAAAAGTATTCCCTATATCTTGGGTATCTTGGTTCATTTGTGAAATTTCATCATTTACATTAAATGCATAACAGCGTTGATCCGCTGCTGTCCAACCAATAAAATCCAAAACCCAATTTACGATAATTCCAAATGTCCAGTTATATAAATTCGTAAAAAAATCAAAAATGAAACCAGGTACAATGTATTTAATCACGCTTATAATAAAAGAAATGAATGAATCAATCATATAAAAAGGCATGCAAGACGGGAGAGAACCAATTTTATTTGCAATTGTTTTTATAATATTGAATATCTGAAGAAAAATATCACCTATCCCTGTGAAAAGTGCTAAAATAGGGTTTACAATTGCATTTTTTAAAATATCGCCAATTTGAGCTAAAACCGATACAAATTTACCTGTAATTAAATCAGTTAATGTATTTTCTATTTGAGTAATGGTACCCATAATTTGACTTGTTATGCTGCCCTTTAAATCATTGGTAACATTTTTTATTTGACTTGTTATACCTTTTTTTAAATCATTGGTTATACTATTCAATTCTTTATCTACGATACCTTTTATATCTAAAGAACCAAGTGACATTTTTAATACTAGTTATTATATTTATTTATAATAATTATTATTTTTATTTATAATAATTATTATTTTTATTTATAATAATTATTATTTTTATTTATAATAATTATTATTTTTACTCTAAAATTGTATATCACTAAAATTGATATCTCCAAATCCCGACGTAAAAGAATTTCCTATATTTTCTGTATCATCCTTCATTTTTGAAATTTCGGAATCAGTATTAAAAGCATAACACCGTCGATCTGCATCCGTCCATCCAATAAAATCCAAAATCCAAATCACAATCACTCCTAAAGTCAAATTATATAAATTATTAAAAAAATTAAAAATAAAAGTAGGTAATATCTTTTTAATAGTGCTTATAATAAAAGAAGTGATTGTATCAAATATATAAAAAGGAATACAACTTGGAAGTGATCCAATTTTATCTGCGATCATTTTTAGGATATTAAATAATTGAACAAAAATATCAGCTATTCCCATAAAAAAAGCCAAGATAGGTTGAATGATGGCATTTTGAAAAATATCCCCGAGTCGAGTAAAAAAAGACGTAAATTTACTTATCAATGTAGTATTAATCTCGTTGGTTACTTCGGAGGTCATATTATTTATTTCATTTTCTAAATTATCTTGGATGCCTGTTTTCATTGTATCAATTTGACCCATTAATGTGTTTTGTATATCATTTTTAATCGCATCTATTTCACTATTGATGATATTTTTTATTTCTGCTTCTGCATTCAACTTATCTTGAATTAATTTTTGAGCCGCTCTTTCTGCGGCTTCTGCTTCTTTTTTAGCTCTATTTGCTGCGTCTTCTGCTGCTTTTTTAGCTCTATTTGCTGCGTCTTCTGCTGCTTTTTTAGTTGCATTATAAGCACTAACAAAAGGATTTTTAGGTTTCGAATGTTTTCCACCCATTCGTTTTAATATATTCCGTCTAAAAAAAAATATAATATATTCTTATTCTTATCAATGGAAACGGAAGACATTTACTTTCCAAAAAAGGAAGAATTTAGTTTTTCTGAAATATACCAATACCCTTGCAAAAAACAATCGGCTAAATCATCTTTTTTTTTATGTTTTTGAAAATGTTCAAGATTTTCTTGAAAAAAGGAATTTTGATTTAATATTTCGATGCATTTTTCGATCCCTGCCTTTTTTCGATCTTTATAATCCATTTTCTCTCCTTGTGATTTTTTTTCTTTGTCTTTGTCTTTTTGGTTGTTGTCCTTTTGGTTGTTGTCTTGGATTGTAACCTTTAATTTATTGGCAGAAGAAATAAAGTCAATATCGTTGACATTTCCTTTCATGATAAAATATTGAGAGATCATTCCTTGAATTGTTTTCATACGGTTCGCAATTGGACTAATTTGATTTTCAATAATGACATGATCGATAATAAATGGTTCTAAAATCTCATTCTTATAAAAAAAATCATCTAATTTGCTTTGAATATTTTGTCCAATGGTAATAATGTCTACTTTCGAAGCATTCACCGAATGAATTGTTTCTAAACAAATATTTTCTACGTAATCATTTAATAAATGAATTAAATCTGTTTTTTTCGTTTTATTATCGTATTTCAAATGATATTTATCTGCCATTTCAAAAAGTTTTTGAATTTTTTGTTTATTAATAAAAGAAGATTTCAATTCATTCGTAGGAATTAAAAAATCCGTTTTTTTGGCATGTTTTAAACAGTAGCATTTGTTTTTTTTAATAAATTTTGCAGGTTTGCCGCAAATGGACCCATCCATCAAATCATCCTCTATTTTTTTATTTTTATTATTCGATTTTTTGGATTTCTTCTCCTTCTCCTTTTCCTTTTCAATATATTGACATATCGATAGTTCTTTTTCACCAATATTAAGAACATCCCATTGTAAAATTCGAAAAAAATCTTCACCTTCTTTTTTTTCAAAGCAACAAACAGCTAAATTCTTAATACCAACATCAATACTAATTATTCTCATAAAAATAAGAATAATCAAACAAGAGTAAAATTATATATAAAATTATATATTATAATAAGCTTATAATATCTAACTAATTATATCTAACTAATTATAAATAAATACATTATAAATTTAAATCATTATCTTTTTTATTATAACTCTACATACGACTACAAAATAGGAAAAATGCTTACGAATTTTCTAAATAAATAGAAGGTGCAATTAATCTTACATTTAATTGTTCTCGTGTTAAATAAGGGTTTTTCAAATCACTATTTGTATAACCATAACCAGGCTGATTATTATCAAATGTATTTTTATAAAGATAAGGTACATTATTCGATGGTGTTTTGCCAGTATAAACATGAGGATTTAATCCTAAATCATAACAAGCTTCTTCACCATTATATTTCATAATTTGAAGTCCGTTGTGTTGCATATATTGACGATATGCCCAATTCGATTGAATATTTTCTTGTTTTTGAATACGACGATTAATCACGGCATCCGGTTGCCAAGAAGCGTAATTTCTACCATCAGCCATAATTGGCGGGAAATTAAAGTGGATATTATTTGATCCCGAATAACAAGTTGCCCAAGACATTCTTATATATATCCACTTTTTAAAAATCCACTTTTTAAAAAAAAGTGGAGCAAAAAACCTTGGAGTGTTTTAAGAGAGTAGGGTAAAAATATATCCTGGATTTTTGCTCCACTTTTTTTTAAAAAGTGGATTTCTAAAAAGTGGAAGATAATAACTTGAACATGTCTCCTTTCTTCATTTTATTCACCTCTTCTAAATTTGCTAAACCTTTTTGAATAACTAGATTTTTTAATTGAGTTACAGAAAGTTTTTTATAATCACTACTAATTACATTTTGGTCTAAAGAAATATTTATCGATTTTAAATCACTTGATAAATTTTCATCTTTTGTATATAAAGGTTCATTTTCGATGA